TTATGTGACCAAGCATTGTCACTGTGCACGATAAAATGATCTCCCATCATAGAAGAACGTAAACCGTATAGTTCACCGTCAATCTCGTGCAAAGGAGCAAGAACTTTAACGTTGTCGTTATTATCAGGATTTTCGTAGAACTTTTTGCTCCATGAACCCAAAATGTTTTGTGTCCATCTGTAAGCATATTCACACGCTGCTGACTCAGTTGTAATGTGTGCAGGAATTGTAACTTCTGCAACTCTTACTGATTCTGATTCTGTATCAGCCGGGTGAGCCATATGTATAACTGTAACTTTCATTTTCACATCCTTCATTATTTAATCTATAATTATATACTACACTAATTCATATCGAATGTACACAGTTATTTTGCGCTTTTTTAAAAATAATTAAAAGTGTTACATTTATATCACACGTCTGTCAGCCCATGCTTTTTCAAAATGTTCTCTGCAATAGACCATTCTTTCGTGGTTACCCCATAATCTTTTCATATATGAATCTTTTATTTGTCTTACTGTATCGTCATTATATAGTGGATTTATTAAATGTCCTTTGACTGCGTAATGTAACTCATTCGCAAACTTTCTCTCTTCGTCGTCCATCGATATCTCCTAGATGTTTCGAGTGGACCTTCAGACCTATGAACTCATTATAATACATGGGATCAAGTAGAACATCTCTATCGAATTGTTCCTTTGCTTCATAATATGATAATTCACCTTTAGTCTTGCATAATCGCAATACTGTTCGAATGAACCTGTCGCCGCCATGAGCTTCGACTAAACCTTTTACTTTTTCATTACTTCCATAGTAATCTTTCCAGTCAGATTCCTTTATTTGTATTCTTTTACGCTTCTTACCTTTGAGAGGCGGTAGTCTACGTTTGGACCATAATGTTTTCTTACCAATGTATTTCTTACCATTAGTTTTATCTTCAATCTCATAAACGAAACCGACCCATAATGAAAGTTCATCATGAGCCGGATTAAATTCTTTATCTTTGTAATACCACATGCATCTATTTATTCCTCATCAAAGTATTCCTCATCGAGGTCAATAGGCGCACCACATAGCGGGCAATGTTCTGGTTCGTCATCTGAATTTAATACTTCTATTACTGTTTGACCGTCACAGACGGGGCACTCAATGTCATAATTTCTTTTTGCCAAGGTCTATGCCTCACACGCGGCACAGTTCATGATATCACGAACTAGCTCCTGTGCGGGATTAGCTGATCGTTGATAATAAAAAGTCTTCACACCTAGTTTCCATCCTTCGATAAGCAATGCGTTTACGTCTTTTGCTGATACGTCTGGATGAATTAATATATTGAGAGACTGTGCCTGATCAATGTGTTTTTGCCGAGCAGCTGCTTGTTGTACAATAATTAATGGTGATATTTCAGAGAATGTTTTAAATACATTTTTCTCATCTTCAGTTAGAAAGTCAAGATGCTGGACTGAGCCACCACGCTTGAGTATTGATACCCATATTTCCTCATTGTCTTGTTCATACTTTACTAGTACATCTTTGAGGTATGGGTTACGATATGTGAATTTACCCTTTGCTAAATCTTTTGTAAAGTAATTAGATGCAAGTGGTTCAATCGAAGGTGACACTTGACCTAGGATAAAAGATGACGATGTTGTGGGCGCAATGGCGGCAACCGTGAGGTTCCTCAGGCCATATCCTTTCATACCCTCGGGCTCACCATACTTCTCTGCAAGATCTTGTGATGCTTTGACAGATCGTTCTTTTATTTCTTTTGATATCTGTGTATTGAGTAACATAGCATCAAATGATTCAAATGCAATACCCTTTGACTGAAGATAAGAATGCCAACCTAGTTGACCTAAACCTAATGCTCTCCAACGTACAGCAAAGTTATGTGATGATTCCATAAATTGAATACCACGTGTCTTACGGATATATTCGGTCATGACTGCATCAAGAAAACTTATCATTGTCTCAACAGCATCAGTGAGTTTCCACTCATCATATGTTAATAGATTCATCGATGCAAGATTACAAACAAATGATTCATCTTGTGCTGATGGTAATGCAATCTCTGAACAGAGATTAGATGCCCATATTGTACGCTCTTTATCTTTGAGGACTTGAGGCTTATTATTGTTTACTGTATCTTTAAAAAACAAATATGGATAACCAGACTCACGACGTTTACGTAGGACTCTTGCCCATATAGTTCGTTTGTCTGCATCTCCATCAATCATCGATTGCATCCACTCATCGCCTATAGTAACTCCGAGTGATAGATTCTGAATAGTAGAACCTTCTTCTCGTGTGTCTAAAAACTCTAAAATGTCTGGTGATTCGATGTCTAGATATACAGCACAAGATCCTCGTCTCACATTACCCTGTGCAATAATATCTACTGTTGTTTCAAGCAGATTTGCAAAATGGACTGGACCGTCTGCTGTACCGCCTGTATTGATTGCAGCTCCACGTGAGCGAAGTGAACCAAGGTAAGCTGATGTACCAGCTCCCATTTTTGTTTGCATACCAATCTCTGCAGTTTTGCCTAAGATCGATTCCATACGATCTTCTACATAAACTCCATTACATGAGATAGGTAAACCTTTTCGTGTACCAAAGTTTGACCATACCGGACTGGATAAAGAGTAATAACCTCTTGCCATGTACGTGCAGAATTTATCTGCAAAGTCATAATCATTTAAAATGTCTGCCGCAGCTTCTGCGATATCTCTAATACGTTCTTCGGCGGTCATACCGCCATCGATGTACCCACGACTAAGAAAAGTGCGTGAGTCATCATTGAGCCAAAAAAAGTCTTCCATAATATTCCTTTAAAATAAGTCGTCAGCAGATATACCTTGACCTTTTGCATATTCAACAGGCCGCTTCTGAAAGAAGTCAGTCATGTTAGCGCCATATAGTTCTTCGTCAAACCAGAACGTTTCATCTACATCTGCTTGGTCATATACAATTTCACTATTGTCAAAGCCAATTTGGTCTAGCGAATCCGCCATACGCTTGGCAATGAATGATTTCAAAATAGGTGCACTTAAACCATCAACTTTATAATCTCCCATGATCCAGTCAATTACTTTACTTTCGGCTTTTAGTGATTCAATACACTCATGTTGAATGCGATCCTGAAGTTCTTGATCGAATATATCAGGATATTCTTCACGCAATGTTTGAATTAGTTTAATGCCTACTTGAGCGTGTAACATTTCTTCATTACGTGTATATTGTACTTGTTGAGCACAGTCTTTCATAACAGCCTTATTACGATTCATATGCATGATTATATAAAACTGACTGAATAAACTTACGTTCTCAACGAACAATGTAAATAGGATAATAGAATAAACGTATTGCTTCTTGTCATCATCGTAATGCTTCTCAAGATATTTACGTAGATAATCTACACGCCCACGGATCACCTTCTCATTTAGGTTCTCTTCGAATACGTGTGTCAAATGCAATACTTCTAAAATCTTTTCGTATGCTAAGTTATGGATAACTTCTGAGTTAGCCATGGCATAACCTAAGTCTTTGATAGACGGATGAGGTAAGTGTTTACCAACATCAGCCCAGAAACTCTTAACCGCAATCTCAATCTGACCAATAGCAGACATAGTTTTAACTATGACCTCTTGCTCTTCTTTTGTTAGGTCTGTTTTGAATTGAGAATAGTCTGAACGAAAATTAAATTCATCGGGTGTCCAGAACCCTTTCCAGATAGCGTCTATGAACTGCTTCGTCCATGGATAGAGATCTGGCTTGCGTGCGATCTGTTCTGTGAATAGCATGCGATACTCCGTCTAAGCATAAAGGAATTGCTCCCGCAAATTCAGGCCGAATTGCGGCATTCCAGGTTTAAATTGTTTTTGATTATTGATATTATATATCAGATTACAAATCTTGTAAACAGCTATATGAGCCTATTTTAGAAAAAAAAATACTATATTTTGTAAAAAATTTATTCTTTTTCTTCTACTGTTTCAGGCTCAGTAGGTGTTACAGCTTCTTCATAATAAGCTATTATAGATTGTTGTTGCTTGATATATCGACGGAGATCACCTATGCCTAATGCAAGGTTCTCATATCCTTTTGGAGTAATAGCGATAAAAACTATCTGGCCGGTTTTAGTCTTAACTTCTTCCAGCTTCGCATCTAAGTTTTCTTCTGTTATTACGAACCAATCAACGGGTGGCATTTCAACTTTAGCAGGACGTTCTTGGACCGGTATGGTCTTCTCAACGTACTCAGTCGTTACCACTACCTCCGGTTCCACTGTCCTTCCCAGACACCCCGCTAGTATCAACGGGCTCATCAGTAGGAGGGGTAGTTTCATTTTCGATACGATTGATAAGCTTTTCGACTGCGTTATCAATTCGATCTTCGAGTCCTTGTGCATTTGTTAATGCCTCCATAGTCAAATCGATTTTAGCAAAGACCCCACGTAACTTATTCAAATGTTCGTTTGATTGCTGTAGTCTCTTTGATAAATCTCTGTTTAGTTTTTCGTTCTTCTCAGCGTCGGCCTTCATATTATTTACAGTATTTTGTAATGTCTCGGCTGCTGTCTTTAGTTTTACATTGTTTTCTCTCAATGTATTCATAGTCTCTTGTGACCATAAGTAGTAGCTATATCCGCCATAACCTACGCCGCTTAACAGAGACACAAGTATTAAAAATAAATATATTTTAGCCATTTTGTTTAATATAGTCTCTAAAGCGTTTTAGTAAGACTGTCCTTTTCTTTGATCGTCTATCAGTTACATTGATAGGTTTGAAAGCTTTTCTTGCATGTGGCGCTAAATCAACTCCGCCTCCAGCAACTGAGTTAGCTGGTGCATCTTCTTCCATTTCTTTTTTCTTTTTCATTTCGATATCTCCGAAACTGTAAAATATATTTTTCTCTGAGAACGTAGATGCACACCTTCATAGATGTCTAATCCCATCACATCACCAACAGGATAACATTCATCTTGTATTCTAATCTTATCTTTTCTTTTGACTAGTTCTTCATGTGATTCATTCAGTATTTTGTCATTTAATATATTGTATACACCTGGAGAAATTTGTTTTTCGTCTAGCATAAACCACTGTGAGTTTTCATTGATCAGGTCCAATGGATCTAAGCCTGATTCTGCAATAGCTCGGTCAGGGTTTATGCCATACTTTTCTTTTAATAAGAACAGAGCGGAAGCGAAGGAACCGACTTTACCGCCTGGTATTAATTTCTTTATATTATATACTAGTCTATGGAATAATGTATATGCACCTTTTTCTTCTGGTGTTTTAGGACTTTTTAACTTTTTGCCCTTTGCATCGATAAGGCCCATCTTAAACGCCTTAGTCTTATCGAACGAAGTCGTTAATAGTTTTAAAAATCTAATTGTATATACCAGATCTCCGGCACGTGTCAAAATAGGCATCAGATTTTCCTTAGCGCTTCGATTGCATTCTTATCCATTTTAATATCTACCATCTGAGTATCTGTAATATGTCTTAAGAATACTAAGAATGGCTTGATAACTTCTAGTTGTTGTTCATTCATCTTAAATAATAATATATTCAAGGTTGCTTCGATGCCAAATACATTAAAGATAACTATTACATGGTTTAATATGAGGCGATCAGATAACTGACCTGTTTCTAAGTATCGATTTACTAATCGCTTGACATATTTAAACCTGTTAAGGTCCTCGTTAAATTCTTCAGCATCTATTCCTAATGGACTGTAATAATTCTTAGCCGCATATAGGAACAAGTTCGCATCATTTAATTCAATTTTCATTTTCTACGTTCTTTTCATAATACCTTTCATAGTATTTATTAACGTAGATTTGTTTTTGCGACGGTCTAGTTCGATACCATTTTCACGACCAAGGTCTTCTAGTTCAGTCTTAGTCATACCTTGTAAATCATCTTCTTGTAGTGTCTCAAGTGTTACGGGTATCGGATCTGCTTCGGTCAACATTTGTGGACCGTGCGCTGCATTCCACTCATTAATTTCGTCTTGTGTAAAATCCCAACGCATCATAATCCGACCATCTTCACGCATCCACCCACGGAGGGTAGGTACGCAGTCTGCTGGTCCATTTCCAATCATTATTTTTCCTCTACTTTTTTCATAGCTTCTGGTTTAGCTGCTTTTTTATTTACTTCATCTTTTGCCTGGTTAGGCACAGTTCTCATTGCATCTTGTGCATTCTTAGCAACAATCTTTTCATGGTCAACTGCATCCGCTGGCACTTGATTACCTTCATGGTCTTTAATCCACTTTGCAGCAGCTGCTGAGATGTGATCTTGACTTTGATTTACAACTTCAGCTTCATGATCTTTTAGTTGCTTTTCAGCAGGAATCATTTCTTGAGGTGGCACAGCATTCTGATTAACCACATTCTTTTCCATTATTCGCTGATAGATTGGCCATTGAGTATTCTCTTGTGCCATGTTATTATCTGAACTCATAGCTTTCTCACCTTTTTCCTTTTTCTTCTTAGGATTCATTACGACTTCTTCTTCCTCATTACGAGTTTTCTTACGATCAGTAGAACAACCAGATTGCTCATCAACTTTGTCTTGACATTTTTTAATCATGTCTTTAAGTTCTTCTTGATCACAATCAGAATGCATTTTTAGCATGTCGGCTGTTGACATACCTTTATCACACATTTGTTGTACATGATCCATGGATGGTAACTTACCGTGGTCCTCATCCATGTTCTTTTTCTTTTTGCGCATCATTGCAAAATCAGTACCGTCGATGTCGCCATCTCCGTCTTTGTCTAATTTCTTTTGACCGCCTTTTAATTTCTCTTGGACCTGCTTGTATGCCTGCCCAATGCTCTCGATATATTCTTTATTTTCCATTGGTTCCTTCCTTTACATCCATATTTGGGCGGCTATGGCGCCGGTGGCTGCCACTATGGCAATCCAGAATAATTTATTTATAACACTGATAGTTCGTGCATTATCGCCTACAGTATTTTCTATTTTATCTAATTTTTCTGAGAACTTATTCATGCGTTCCCATGAGTTAGTACGATACTCATTATAAGCATCCATCTTCTCTTCAAAGCGGGCAAGTGCCACTAGTACTTCGCTCATCTTATCTAACTTTTCTTCTATGCGATCTAGACGCTTTGCAGTTCCTTCAGCCATTAACATTTCCACCTTCTACGTGCAGCTTTACCTCTTTCACCTGTCCAACCTTTAGATCTAGCACAAAAAGACTTACGTCTTCCTGCATCTTTACTGCCAGCTTTTACTTTACCGGTTACTGCTGTTTTTAGTTTACTTCCAGGGTTTTTTGCACGAAATGCTGCGACTCCCTTTTTAGTCATACCAGCGCCGTCTTTTGTTGACAAAAAGTTACCACTCTTTTTAGAAGTGTCAATAGGATTAGATTCTCTGTCTTCGTCTTTAGTATCACCTTTATTAGTATGAGGATTATCATCATAACTTTTACGTCTTAGAGAAGCTATACCTTTTTTAGATCGTATAATATTTTCATCTTTTTTCTTATCTAATTTTTTACGTAGATCTTTTAAACCCATCTTAAGTTTATCTTTATCAATGCCAGTATTACTAATACCTGATTTAGTAATACTCTTCATACCTAATGATAATTCATCAAGATCAGATTCTTTTATACCTACTTTTTTCATTAGCATACCCATTGCTTTTTCCATATCTTTATTGTCAAGCTTCTTATCGAGCTTTGCGACTTCTTTATCTAGCATTGCTATTTGATCTGGATTGAGTGATTTAGGCATATTATTTCTTCTTATCGTAACCATGAAATTTACGGAATTGGCGAACGCCTTTTCTATCAGACATTGCCATACCAGCTGCTCTCTTACGCATTGTATTCTTTTCTCTATCTACACCGTCATCACCACGTACTATCTTAGCAGTAGCAGAGTTACGAGCTCTATCCATAGACGTCTTCGCTTTATTACGATAGTTCATATGATCTTTATCTTTATCAAGGACTTCCTTTTTTACAGTTGGTTTCTTCTTGAATGTGTTCATACCATCACCAGTAGACATACGTTTCATGCCACCTTCATTTTTCATATCATCTTTAGATGGTATTCTAAATGGTGCCTTTTTTAAAGTAACGGCTGCTTTACCTTTTTCAGTCGACTGTGCAGACTTTGAAAGTTTCTTTTGTAAAGCTGCATTTTGGTTTTCATTCTTAGGTACACAATTAGGTACCATCTTGCCACCTTTTTTCTTCATTCCAACCTGCTTATGAGTATCCCAGCATGCTTCATCTACATCTTCGTTTGGACCTGGATGTGTTGACTTCTTAGCAACTGCTTTATCTCTATTCATCATCTTCTGAATCTTCTGAAGTTTTTCTCTATCAGCCTCTTTTTCAGCTTTAGACTTTCCAAACTTATCACGCATAGGAGTCATTGATCTTGCTATTTCACTGACAGGTTTTTTCTCATCAGCAGTTTTCTTCATGGCTTTACGGGCAAGGTTCTTTGCAACGTTCTTATCCTTGACAACATTACCGAATTTATCTTTTCGTTGTGCTTGAGGCTTTCTCCACCCTGAATCATGTGACCATGAATGTGCTTCAAATGATAACATTGTTTCCTCTTTCATCTTTGTAACGTCGTTAGCGCTAGCTGTAGCGGCGCCATGTCTATACTTAATTTGATGTGGCATCTTATTATGAGGCTTTACATTCACACGACCATCTTTATGAACATGTATAACTTTATGAGCATCACCTTTATGTGGTCCTCGTTTAACTGTGACTGTATCACCTAC